CTGTCTGGCTGCTCTTCCAATCGTTTTCCACTCTATTTAAGCTGCCGTCTAAATCGTAAAGCTTGCCTTGTGCGCTGAAGCTGACGTTATCGCCGAACAGGATTTCGCCTTGATCTAGCTCCAGCACGTTGTCGCTTGTGTGCGTAGCGCGGTATGTGATGAGGTCGCCGTTCGTGCCGGTGCCGTCAACCACCTCAACGCCGAAGTCGATAAAGAAATCCTCGCTGGTATAGCTGCTAGTGACGTTGACTGCGGGAGCTTCGGTGTTGAAGAACTTGACTACAGCTGTACAGTCTAAGCCAGATTGCTCAGCTGGCAGCTCGTCAGTTACAAAGCTGTAGCTCGTATTGATGTTGGCACCGTTGGAGCGGTCGAAGCTACTCACCTCGATGACGTAGCGGTCAGAGCTGTCGGTAGTCCATTGCTCAGGCTGATAGTATCGGTTGCCAACTTTCAGCATAATCTCAACCTCAATTTGCACGCGCGATTCAGGCATGCCGAAGTCGAAGCCGGCATCTGGCGACACTTGAAACTCCACGAAGCCACTAATGCGGAACTTAGTGCCGAGCTCGTAGGTGCGGTCAGTGTCGGCAAGCGTGATGTTCTGCCCGCTGGTTATTACGGTGTCGTCGTTGCCGCGCACTACATACATGTTGCCGCTGTAGCGCCTGGTGCGCTCGACGCTCTTAACCGGTGGCAGGTGCGTGAACACATGACCGCGCAGCTTGTCGTAGTCGGTGCCAGCAATGCGCTTGACCTTGCCCGAGAAGTCTAAAAGGTATTCGCTTGACCAGGGGATATTGTCAGCGTCCTTGTCATACTGCTTTATGATTGCTTGGATTGCTTCGTTATCGCTAACGCGCTTGTGTACGTTCAGCGGCCAGAAGTAGAAGATGCCTTCAGCTAAGAACACGCGAGCGTTGAAGCAAGAAGCTAGGCTGCTCAGGATGTCGTAACAGCTATACGCTTCGCTGGTGCCGTTGTCTAGCACCTTCACAGGCGTTTGCGCTATGATTTCCGCAAGCGGGTCGGTGTCATCTTCAGAGCTGTGTAGCTCAGTGTCGTTGATGTACCGAATGATAGGCTCGCCGTCTGCCCAGCGTAAGTATGTACGCAAGCCGCCTAAGCAACGCACCAGCTGTTTAATTACTTGCAAGCCTGAGCCGCCGACGTCGCCTAGATCTAAGCTGAAGTCAACGTCTTTCAGATTGCCTAAGTCGTCGGAAGCTGTCAAGCGCACAGCGGTAGGGAAGTCCTCGTCGGCGCGCTCCACCTGCTCGGCTAGGATGACGCCGCGCCAGTACAGCTCATTGTCGCCATCGGGGTCGCTGTAGACTTCGACAAGTAAGCGCCCCTCTGGAAAGCTGTAGAGCAGGTCAAGCGTTTGAGTGTGGTCCGCGTTCTCTTCGTACAGCGTAAACTCTAGCGAGCTCGGTATGATAGGCTGATACTGCTGCTCGTTGGCGCCGCTGTATTTGAGGATGAAGCCCTCGCCGCCAAGCCGGAAGCTCTCCGCGTTAGCTGGGTTCCAAGCGCCATTTGTGTCGTAGATGCTTACGCGCCAGTCGTCGCCGTAGTGATCAGTGAACTCGCTGTATAGTCTCTCGCCTGCCATCAGAAGCCTCTTACTCGGTTGCGGTCAAAGCCTGCGCGCTCGCTGCTTATCAATATGTCGCGGCCATCTAGTCGGCCAGTAACTGTGACGTTGCCGCCGCCCATCATTTGCTGCAGCTTATCGAGTGGAGCTACTACTTCAGGGTTGATGCTGCTAGTGCCGGGGCCCTCGCCGACCATGGCAAGCGAAGCGCCTGTAAATAGCCCGCCTTCAGCCATCTGCGGAATGCCAAAGCCGGCCTTCATGAATGCACCAAAGCCAGCCTTCCCGCCTGTAAGCTCAGCGACGCCGGTAGCGCCACCAGTAAGCGCGGCCAAGACTGCGAACGTAGCTGCAAGCGCAAGCGCTTTTTTAAGCAAGCGGCCTAGCGTCTGCATCATAAAGTCACCGAAGCTCTTAGTGCCTTCTTGGATAGCTGAGAAGGCTGACTCAAAGAAGCCTGGCAAGCCGTCCTTAATAGCTACAGCGAAAGCGTTGTGCACGGTGTTGGCCGACTGGCTCAGCTCCAGCATTGCCGTCTTTAGGTGGTGAGTGCTGTAAGCATTGGCTAGGATGTCGTCAGCGCCTTCGCGGTGCATGGCGTTGACTTTCTCCATAGCCGGGAGCATATCTATCTCGATAGTGTCAGCCAGTTGCTGGGTCGCTTGCACCTCTTCCGGCGTGGGCGTGGGCAAAGCTGACAAGCCGACAACAGCACCAGCACCGAATTGCGCTTCTGCTGTAGCCTTCTTGAGGTCTGTGATGCTAGCGCTAATGTCTTCTATCTGATCACCGTAACGGCTTACGTTGCCCCTGGCTATCTGCTTGTCAAACTTGTCACCCAAAGCGCCAACGCGCGTAGCTGCTTCTTCTGCAGCTTTCGCTTGCTTCAGTTGTGCTAGCTCTGTCTCCAGGGCGCGGCGCTTAGTGTTCAGCGCAAGTATCGCCTGCTCCTTGTCAAGCTCCTTAGTGCGTACTATAAAGCCCTCCGTTTCTTCGCGCGTAGTCTTAATGCTCGCCTTTAGCGTGGTCATAGCTGTGACCAACAGCGCAACGCCGGCAACGACCGCGCCGATAGGATTGGCAGCCATCACAACATTTAGCGCAAGCATGGCGCCGCGAGCTTTAATCAGCGCGCTGACGAGTAGCATAAGCGGACCAGCGCTAGCAGCTACAGCCGCGATGGTTAGAGCTACCTGCTTCTGCCTGTCGCTAAGGTTGGTGAAGCTGGCAACGAGAGCCTGCACTTTAGGCACCAAAGGCTTGAGCATGTCGTTGATGAGCCTGCCAAACTCTTCGGTTACATCGCCTATGGAATTCTGCAGCTGCTTGAAAGGCCCCATGCCAGCTTGCGCAGCAGCTTCGGCGCTACCGCCATACTGCTTTTCTAGCTCGGCGAGAATGAGCGTCTGAGCTTCGGCAAGCTGACCGCTCTCAGCCAACGACTTAATGACTTCTTTCTGGTCAGCACTGAACTGGATGCCGGCACGCGAGAGCGCGGTGAGGTTAGCAACGGGGTCGTTAAGCGCTTTGCCTAGCTGGATGCTCGCGCTCTTTAGATCACCGTCAAGGCGCGTAGCGAGGTCGAGCGCAACGCTTTGCACGCGGCTGAACTGGTCGCCGCTGATGTTGGTGAACGTGAGCAGCTGAGCTGTAGCGTCCTTTAATATCTCTTCGTCACCGAACAGCGTCTTAGTCTGCAAGTCTGCAGCCATCTTCTGCAGCTGCTCAGATGTATAGCCGACCTGGTTAGCGGTGGACGCTAAGCCCGCTTCGACTTGTGCTATAGCTTTTTGCTGATCATCGAAAGCTTTGACGCTTTGCGCGGCCATGATGCCTAGCGGGGCGGTGAGGCCCATAGTCATATTGCGCCCCAGGTTCTGGATGCTGCCTGCAATCTCGCCGAAGTTTTTGCGAAACTTGGCTTTAGTCGTGCGCAGGTCGTTGTTCAGCTTGCGCAGGCCCTCTTTGCTAAAGCCTATTGTGACTTTGAGTTCTGATAGTTTAGGCATTTGCCCACTTCTTTAATGTTTCAAACATGAGCCGATTATCGCCTTTGGTTTGCTGCTTCTTCTCCCATGGAAATTTAGCTATATCCGTTGGCTTTATGCGGGTTCCCTTCTTCGCATGTGGCTGAAGTACAATGGCTGCCAGCCACCTGGTGCGCTCCCAATGCTCGCGCTGTTTGTACTGCTGTAGATCCTGGAAACCTTCAGCTGCCAGCAAGAACTCACTAAGCTCCATATCGTAAAAGCAAGTAGGGCTGAGACGCATATGTCCCAGCCCTACTTTGATACAGTCTTCGACAGTCAGCGCTTTGCCTTCAGCTTTTTTTTTCCCCGCCTCCGCCAAGCATCTCGGTGAGGGCAGTGGTAAGCGCAGGCATGTCGCTCATATCGATAAGCCCCAGGAAGTCGTCGAGCTCAACCTTAAACGGAATGTCTGCATGCTTGGCGCCTGATTGCGCTAGGTAGTAGACAAACGTTCCGACACTAACGATGTCGTCGTCGAGCTTGCTGATGTCGATGCCGGCCTCGCGCTTGGCGTTAGCCAGGGCGCGCATATCGCAACGCAGCGTGAACTCCTTGCCGCTAAGTGTCAGCTTCATTCAGCAGTGGTGTCCAAAGCGATGCTGCCAGTGAGCTCAAGCGTAGCGCTGTACGTTACGTTATCCTCTACACTACCGCTGGCCTCGATGCTGGTGACGTAAGCAGTAGCAGTGAAGTTGTGCTCTGGGTCGCTGGCCGTAGCAGCGTCAAGACCAAAGACTACAGCTACGGTGCTACGAGCTGCGAAGCTGGTCATGAGTGTGCTCACAGCATCGGAGCCGCCATCGTCTACGAGACCGCTGACGCTAACGCTGCCGGAGCGCATGCCTTCAGCAAGTGTGCGGAAACCGCCTGAGCCCTTGGTGCTCGTATCGCGAGTCTCCATGCTCAAGCTGATGCTGCCTTCTGTCTGTTCGGGGAGGTCGGTGCCGCCCAAGGCTAGCACGTAACCAGTTCCATTAATGATTGCCATTATTCTGGGTTCTTAGTGTTGTTCGCAATGATGGCGTTAAACAGCAGATCCACGTAAGCGAAGACGCGATCATCGTTAATGCTGGGCGTGAGGTTAATGACCACCTTGGCGAAAGCCATAAGCGCAAGCAACAGCTCAGCCCAGTTAGCTGCAATAAATTCCATGCTCTAATTTAGATAGAATCACCGAACCAACCCGCCGCTTCTGCTTCCTCTTGCGTCAATATTTCAGAGTCGCTAGGCATTAGATATTGGAACAGCACCACAGGCGACGTGCTGATGTAGTACGTCATGGCGTCGCGCTCTTCCTGCGTGAGCTGTGGAAACAAAGCGATGAGCGCATGTAGGTCGCGCTCTGGGTGTACGTTGATAGCTAGATCGGTGTCACCGACGCACGCCCACTCTCCTGTTGTCGGGTGCTGGATGGTGGCCAGCAGCATCGTAGTTGTGCGCCCAGGTTCGTGGAGGTGCTTGGGTAGCTTCAGGTTGTACAGCTCGCGGCTGATGCCTTTGGCGCGTTGCTCGCTGGTGAGGTTCAGGCGCGCGGTGACGGGAAGGTATACGGTAGCCATTATGTTATGCTGAAGTAGGTGTCGATGTCTGTCTCGATGCCGGTGCGGTTGCTGGATTGGTCGCTATCGTACATGATAAACTCTTGATGCTTGCGGTTTGCCTTCAGAGCATTATTAAACGTGCTACCAATAGTGTGACCATTTACGCCTTGGGTGCCTGTGACAATTCCTGAAACTGCAGAGCCATTGAGATGTAACGTAGAGCTGCCGCCATTAAATAAGCAGCTGGAAATTGTTTGGTCGCCCGCCGTCATTGGATCGGTGCCATAAATGCCACTATCAGCAAACAAGCGCACACCTAAATCTGAATCTACTCCCATGCCTTGCCTATTGCCAGATGCGAGGCCGTCAAAGAGTACATAAAATGCACCATCTTGTAAAGGCCAAGTGTGCGTGTGGAATATGGTGTTAGGTTGGGTTGCGCTTGCTGCGTTCACCATGTTTGCGCCATCAAAATCCAACGCCGGCTTGCCGTTCTCAGTAATGACCGCCGTGCCGTTGTAAATCTGCGGCTGGTTGCCTGCCGTGCTTTGCGTGGCGTTGTTCGCGTTGCCGCTCATATCATACCAGACGCTGACGAAACCGCTTGAAGCACCGCAATGCGTGGCTATAGCAGACGTGTCAAGGTTACCACTACCGTCGAAGCCAATATCAGCCTCAGCGTCATCACTAGCGCGCCGCACCTTCATGCAATATCCTGTGTAGTCCTTGTCTAGCTTGCGCACAGAGTACGCCGCCGCCGCGCCGGTGTAGGTGTCGAGCAGTAGGTCAGCAGCCGCCCCGCCAACCGTGCGCACCATCTTTAGCGACAGCGGCAACGTGCCGCGCGTCTCAGCTGTGGCGTCGGTTTCGTTGAGGCCGGCAAGCAGCGCCGCCTTAGCTGTGGCAAAGGTGGCGTTGTTAGCTGGCTGTGTGGTGTACTCAGTCCAATCGCCGGCGGTGTCGGGGTCGGCTTGGAACTTAGTGCTGTAGTAGAGCGTTCGGTTGATGGTGTCGGTTTCGCCGACGTCGCTCACTTCGCTCTCAGCATACCCGTCGCCGTCAGGTCGCGCGGTGTAGTAAATCTCAAGCGTAGCCGTGGCGCCGCTGCGCTCGCTCTCGGCTTCGGTGCTGTAGCGGTTGTGGTAGTGCGTCTTGGTGGCGTACCTAGTATCGAAGCGCGTGTCACTATAGTACAGGTTCGGCGCCGCCTCGTTGATGTCTTCGGTCGTAATCTCTACGTTGCCGCTACCGTCAGGATCTAGGCCGTTGACCTGTTGCACATAGCCGGCGAGGTCTGACGCTTGCAAGCGCGTCGCAAACTCGTAGGCCGTGCGGTCGCTGTTCACTACCAGCACCTGGCCGGCAGTGCCGATGCCGTCGGGAATATCGCTGAGGTCGCTGATAAGCGCCTGACCAATGCGCAAGTCAACACGCGCGTCGGTGTAGTACAGGTTGCTGCCTTCGGGTATCTGACCCGTACTCAGGTTGACGTCGCCCTCGCGGTCGGCTGTCTCGCTGTTGATGCTGCGCACAACGTCTAGCGGGCCGCCGCTGGCGATGTTGTAGCTGGCCGAAAGGCGGTTGCTGGTCTCGGTAGCGTCGAAGCCAGATTCCCAGTAGCTCAGCAGTATAAGCAAGTCGGCAGAACCTACAAAGCCGTCTTGGTTGAAATCGCCAATTACGCCGTT